TTTGCTGATTTATGGGAATCTGCTCCAGTAGGAAATGAGCCAAAACAAGAAAAACCAACAATTAAGCAAATGGGTGAAATGTCTAAAAAATTAGGCAGAGAATTTGCTAAACCATTGTCTGAAATTTCAGCAGAAGATTGGCGTGAAAAAAGTTTGTTGGCTCCTGCTATTGAATACACAGCTTCCAGTCTTGGAATTCCTGGATTTACCGAGGCCGATAAAAAAGCGGCACAAGAAAAGCTTGTGAAAAAAGGTAAAGGCTTTGTTGAAGGTGTTACAAAATTAGTTACAGAGCCAGTGAATACTTTATCGGATATTGCTAAAGGCATATATGAAAACCCAGGAAAATTTGCTGGTGAAACTGTAAAAGGAATTATTTACGACCCTGAACAGCTTGTTGCGGTTCCTGGTGCTGGAAAAGTATTAGAAAAAGTTTCCGAAGGCGGATCAAAGGCTAAATCTGCTCTTTCTGACAAATTTAATAAAGCGTTCCCTAAAAGCGAAGAATTTGCTCCTGGTATGGCTGGAGTTGGAGCCGCACAAACAACAAATGCAACAATTCTTCAAGATGCCATCAATCGTGCAAGTCCTGAATTAAAAATGGAATTGCAAAAATTAAAACCTGAACAAATTAACACAACTGTTTTAGCTAGACAGTTAGAGGCAGATTCTTTACCTATTCCTATGAAATTAACAGAAGGAATGGCAACTAGAGACGCAAAAATTTTCTCTGACGAAATGAATAGCAGAGCAAAAAATAAAGAATATGCCAACAGATACAATGAGTTAAACAGTCAACTTGTTGAAAATATTGATGCAATTAAAGAAAAAGCATCTCCTGATGTTTATGGAACAAATGTTGTGGAGAATGGACAATCTTTAATTGATGCTTATTTAGATTTAGATATTGCAAGAAAAGCTAATATAGATGCTAAATATCAAGCTTTGCGTGAGGCGGCTGGAGGTCAAATACCTATTGATGGCGTTAAATTTGCCGACAATGCTTATGCTTCTTTAAAGAAAAATCTTAAAACAGAGTTTTTACCATCTTCAATTAAAAGCCAACTTGATGCTTTTAAAAAGGGTGAACCCATGACCTTTGAACAGTTTGAGGCCATGAGAACCAATTTAGCCTCAGAAATGCGTAAAGCAGACAGGGCTGGCGATGGAAATGCCGAATTTGCTCTTGGAAAAGTAAGAGAAGCACTAGAAGATTTGCCTTTAATTGGCGAAACAAAAGAATTAAAAATTTTGGCTGATGATGCTAGAAATGCCGCTAAACAAAGATTTGATTTATTAAATGATGATAAAGCTTATAAAGCGGCTGTTAATGGAAAAGTTTACGCTGATGATTTCATTAATAAATTTGTTATTAATGGTAAAAAGAAGGACATTGACACAATGGTTTCACACTTGGGAACTGATTCTCAGGCTCGTCAAGTTATGGCGGCTGGCATAGTAAACTGGCTTAAATCAAAAGCTGGCATTCTCAATGATGGATCAGGAACATTTAGTCAAAAAGGGTTCAATAAAGCATTAGAAAGTATTGATCCTAAAATTTTAAACATAGTTGGGCCTGAAGTTAATGCACAATTAAAAGCATTAGGAAATACTGCTCGTAATATTCAAGAAAGACCAGCAGGAAGTTATGTTAATGAATCTAATACTTTTGTTTCAGCTATGGGTGAAAAAGCCAAAAATATAGCAGAACAAGGTTTAAATTATGGCGTTGGCGGTGGAATATTTCCTATTGGAACTATGACAAGAAATGTAATTCATGGCGTAAAAGAAGCAAAACAAACAAAAGAATCATTAAAGCCTGGTGCTGGTGTTAAATTAAAAGATATAGGGAAAAAATAATGACTGTATTACTATCGCCTATTGGCAACTCAATGATTCCTTTTTTGGGAACTGATTCATTTCCTCTTGCTGGTGGTCTTTTATATACATATCAGGCTGGAACAACAACGCCTTTAGCAACATATACCAATCAAAATGGCGACATACCTTGTGCTAATCCTATTGTTTTAGGAACTAATGGTATTGCTCCAACTGAAATTTGGTTGAATAGTTCTTATGCATATAAGTTTGTATTGTCAACATCCGACAATTTAACTTTATATACATATGACAATATTTCAGGAATTCCTTCTGCGGCATCTACTGTAGGAGTTCCAAGTGGAGCTATTTTGGTTTGGTCTGGTTCTGTTTCTGCCATACCAACTGGTTATTTATTATGTAATGGACAAAATGGAACACCAAATCTACAAGACAGTTTTGTAGTTGGATCAGGAAATTCTTTTTCTGTTAGCTCTACTGGTGGATTTGCTTCTTCAGGTGTTATGACAAGCACAGGAACCAATACTCCGTTGTATTATTCTTTAGCTTACATAATGAAAACCTGATGGAGTTTCCAATGGCGTTTGAGATCGATCCTGTTAAATATGGCGTTCTTTGGCAAAAAGTAGAGGATTACGAGAAAAAGTTTGATTCTATGGAAAAGAAAATGGACAAGATGGAAGTTCAGCTTGAAAAGCTTTTGTCTATGGCCGAAAGATCAAAGGGCTCTTTATGGGCACTTATGGGTGTTGCTGGAGTTGTTGGTAGCGTTGTTAGTTTTTTAGCTGATATTTTCTTTATAAAAAAATGAAACGGATTCGCCAATCAAGAACTATTTGGTTTTCATCATTAGTTATGATTGTTAGTGGCCTAGAAATGTTTTTTCCAAGGTTAGAAGGATGGCTTGATCAAAAATATTATGCTCCAGCTTTCTTTTTAGTGGGAATGATCGGAATAATTTTAAGATTAAATACGAAAGAGCCAATTAGATGAGCATCATTCTTTACCCATTTTTAGTCATTATTAATTTAATTGGCACAGTTTTAACATTTCCACTAGCATTTATTCTTGCTTTATTGAAAGAAAATAAAGAGGGCTGGCTTGATAATGGAACTCAATGGGGCGTAGGCCCAAGATTGTTTAAATGGTTATCTTGGTTTCAAACGCCTGACAATTCATTGGATGGCGATCATGGTTGGCAGGAAAAGCATAGCCATTCTTGGTGGTCTAGGGTTCAATGGTTATGGCGTAACCCATTCTATGGCTTTGCAGTCAAATTTTTGCATGGCACAGACGGCATGAGTTATTCAGGAGATTTGCATTGCGATGAAAGCCATCCTGGTCATTTGCTAGTCAAAGGTCAAGGATTGTTTCAATATGTCTTATTTAAGCCTATGTTTGGCAAAACTCTATATTTAAATTTAGGCTGGAATATTCGTGCATTAGTAGACCCACAATATGTAAACGACCCTAACAACGCCGCTTTTATTGCAGATTATCCAGCAACTTTTGCGTTTAGCCCAAGGCTGGTCTAATGTTTGGTATTAATATTTATGCCATTATTGCTGTGGTTGCTGTGGCCTTGTTTTGCGGTGGGTTTGTTAATGGTTGCTCCTATCAGCAAAACAAACAAGAAAAAGTCATCAGAGAAAAAGAACATGATTATCAAGCAAACGCTGACAAAATAAGGACAGAAAAAGATGCTCAAATCAAAGCTATTAATAATCAGCTTGTCGATGCTGTTAGTGAGTTGCGTAAGCGCACCAGTCGTTCCTCAGAAACCAACAATGGACAAAGTTGCAACGGAGCCAGCCTTTTTGCCGAGGATGCAGAATTTCTTATCAGGGAATCTGCCAGGGCAGACGAAATAAGAGTTGCCCTTCAATCTTGTTATAAACAATACGATTCTATTAAATGACTTTAGAACAATTACAAGCTCTAGGAATAGACGCTAAATGGCTAGACCCATTAAATGACACCTTTGAAAAGTATGGAATTGACACACCAGTTCGCCAAGCCGCATTTATTGGTCAATGCCAGCACGAATCAAACAACTTTAAAACGCTAGAAGAAAACCTTCATTACAGCACCAAAGGTTTAATGGCTACTTGGCCAAGTCGCTTTCCTGATGCTGTAACTGCCGAAAAATATGCCAATAATCCTGAAGCAATAGCTAATAAGGTTTATGGCGGCAGGGCAGACCTAGGAAATACTCAAGATGGCGATGGATGGCGTTTTCATGGCAGGGGCGTAATACAGCTAACAGGGCGGTCTAATTATGAGGTGTGCGGTCAAGCCCTAGGACAGCCTTTTTTAAGCGAACCTGGGCTACTTTTGGAGCCTCGTTGGGCTTGTATGTCGGCAGGATGGTTTTTTAACAAGAAAAACTTAAATTTACTAGCTGATGCGGAAGATTGGACAACAATGACCAAGCGCATTAATGGTGGGACAATAGGGCTTGATGATCGAATCAATAAAATCCATAAAGCTATGGATATTTTAGGAGCATAAAATGGCAGATAAATTTTTTAAAGAAACTAAGGCTCACGAAAAGCGTGAAGAAGCTCAAATGATTAAGCTTCGTAATGCTGTTTATGAATTTGGCAAAGAGTTAAAAAAACATGAGAAAGAGCCTATGGATAAGGCTCATCCTAAAAAGAAATAACGGCATCAATTTGGCAACTGTTACACGCAAAGTGGAAAGCCGAAAAAACCTTTGCTTGTTGCATCCTTGAATGTCGGCTTAACTGCCGTTATATAAGCTGTATTCTAGGCGTTTCTTCTTGAACCCAATCTAAGGCCGCTTGCCAAGCCTGTGTCCAAAGATTTAACGCCGTTGATCCTTCATAAAAGAAATCAGGATATAGGGCAAAAAAAGCCTCTTCACAAGCATCTGACGGCACTTTCATATTGCCTGCAAATGGAATGTTTTCTTCTGTCATTTAATCCTCGCTACTTTTGCTTTTCTTAAAACAGCCTCATATTGCTCCTTAGCGGCATCGTCTAACTGTCGCAAAGGCAAGTTTTGATAATACTTCCATTTGTCTTTGTATTGCTGGAGCTCCGATGGAGGTGTCCATCCATTTAATTTCCAACGCAAAGTAATATCAGTTCCTGGTTTAGTCCAAATATGTTCATTAGACATTAGTTATCTCGCTTTCTTTCATAAAAAGGTCAACAATTTTGAATGCCCTTTCAACTGCTTGCGTGTCCCAATCTTTAACTGAAACATCAAATTTCCAATCGTGGGCAATCATAAGTTCTAGCAATTTAAATGCCATTTCTTCTCTAGTCATGGTATTAAAAGCAGGTTGTGTTGCAATTGCCGTTATAACAACAAGTTGTGCAAGTAACGAACTTTCCGCCATAAGTTACAGTGCTAGTTGAGCAGTTTGCGTAAACTAAAGTGGCCACCATTGATAGCCAAACACCTACAATAATTTTTTTCATGTTAATTTTCCTTAAAATGGAATGTCATCATCTTTAATTGTGTTTGCGGCTGGAGCATCTTCTGCTGGTTTTGGTTTATCTTCAGGCACATTTAAATAAGCCCAAATTGCGCCTTCTTTCATTCCTAGCAAAGGAACAAGTTCCAGCTTCATCATCAGATCGCCTTTTTGAGTTTGTGTGACGATTCCGATTGTTTGATAACGCTTTTTATTTTGCCCAGTTTGATCGGTATATTCCGATACAGGAGCTTTCACATAATATTTAATTGCCATTTCACTTCCCTTTCATCAAATTAACTTCTGTTTCTACTTCGCTTAAAAACTTCTTAATTTCTGCTTCCATTTCCGCAATATAGTCATCTTCACGCATAACACGCTTTATGAATAAACGGCTTCTTTCAGGCATTCGTGGGTCAAAAGAAACAAAATCGCACCATTTCCTTCCTGTGCAAGCCATTTGCGCTTGCATTTGAATGTAATATTTGTTTGGTGGCCCATCATCTTTAATATAAGACCAATGGGTAGCTGAATTAGGGCATTTGATTTCTACAAGCCCATCATCATTTACCAGCCCATCAGGACTTGCTCCAAACCATTTAATGGTCGGATGGTCTACAAATGCGATTTGATCCACAAAGTTGCCTGAAGCCACTTCATAAGCGACCCTGGCTTGCGCCTCGTTATCTTTGCCCCATTGCATTGCATCGTTGGTATAGCTTTCTTCAATAACGCCTGTAACCCTTTGGATGGCCAATTTAATTAAATAATTGCCCCTAGATGCAGACACGCCAGTTTTGGTCTTGGCTAATACATCAGCTACGCCGCTGGCGGTTACTTTGCCTAGGCGAATTTTTAGCCATTCTTCAGAGCCTTGCTCTATTCCTTTATAGACGGCAACTCTATCTTCGGTTGTAAATGTGGTCATTTTTATTCCTCTAACTCTGCTTTTTTGGCATCTTTAGCGGCAGAAATCTTAGCAACTGCTGACTTATCTTTGGACAAAGTGTTATAGGCATTTTTATAGACATTTTTTAGCAATTCCATCGAATCGCAGTTTGATATAGCCGTTAACCAGTTTTCGGTTTCAGCAGTTAGGTCTACGGCATCTTCTTGTGGCAAATCTTCGCCAGCATATATGTATAGACCGATTCCAAACAGGCTGATACACTTTGTAAGACAGCGCATCATTGCTGTATTCACATCCATTGCGTTTGGATTAGGTATAGCTTTGTTTCGAGAATCTATAACTGGCATCTGACAAGTCATGGATTTACCCATTGCGCTTACTGTGCAAAAAACCATCAAGGTTTCATTAAAGTAAACAGGGTCACCAAATGTCCAGGTGGCTGAT